CTGCTGCCGCCGCGTATAGGTGCTGGCTCTGCTTGGCTCCGTCCACCTTCTTGTTGTAGCTCTCCGTTCGGTATCCGCTCGTAATGGTAATCGCCCGGTTCCCGCACGCAGCTCTGATCTCCTCCAACAGATTCATCAGCTTTTGGCAGTTTGCATAATACTTTGCCGGCACTGCCGTTCCGTCCTTGCACTTGAATTCGCTCAGCTTGAAGTGCGCGCTTGCAGGTATGCCCGCTGCCTTGCCTTCCAACAGCGCTGTCCAGGTGTTCTTTCCCACCTTGCCGTCCACTGCAAGCCCTGCCGCGCTCTGCAAGGCCTTTACCGCCTGCTCCGTGTTGCTGCCAAAGATGCCATCTGCATTCCCCGCGCCGTATCCCTGTTCATTCAGCCTTGTTTGCAACGCTTTTACCAGCTCTCCCCGGCTGCCGTCTTTCAACAGGCATTCGGTAAACAGCTTGGCATAGGTATTTGTCCCCACGATCCCGTCTGCCGACAGGCCCTTGGCCCTTTGATAGCTTCTTACCGCGCTCTCCGTCTTTGTCCCGAATATGCCGTCCGCACTGCCGCAGCTATACCCCTTCTCATTCAGCATCAGCTGCACAAGCTTGACTAAATCGCCCTTGCTCCCCCTTTTGATCTGTTGCATTGCGTTCCCTCCTTTTTATATATTTCCAATGGCATAAAAGCCAAATTGGCAAGACACACTCTCATAACTGTTTACAGAAACCACACACGGAATAAAAGTAGCCGTAGCAGATACCGCCCCTTGATGCGACAATACAAAGAAGTTTGGATAGTTTAACAATGAAAAATTAAGGTATGGAATGCTTGAAAACGTGAACGGAAAATTTTCTGATTGACCGATCCCGAATTTTAAGACATTGCCACTGTCCCAAACATTGGTCACCTCAACGGTTTGGGTAAATAATCCCCAGCACTCTGCAATTCCGCTGTTCCATTTCCGATAAGACCAACCGCCAGACGTTCCCTCCTCTGTTACATAATCGCCGGGGGAAATGCTGGCATTCCATTGGTTTTTTTCTTCCTGCGTAACGTGAATTGTAGAGTTTCCTGTGTGCGCTGTTAGGTTTCCTCCAAACGTGGTAATGCTCTGTTGGAGCTGTGTATCCGTACTTTGTAAAGAGGAAATTTCCCCATCTATCTCGCTCTTGTTGTTTGTTACCGTTTCTTGTAGGTTTGATAGATTCACGTTTGTGGTTTGGAGCCCAGACTGCACAGCGGCAACCTGTTGATAATAAGTAGATAAATCGGATATGTACGCCGAAAGCGTAGCAAATTCTGAGGAAGATACAATGGCGTTTGCATTGATTCCATTTGCAATGTACAGCCGTGGGCCGAGAATCTCCAATACATCCGTGCCGCTTCGCACCATCACCCGCGTATCGTTGACAATGCCGGGTGCAATGGCGGCCTGGTCGGAAAATGTGCAGGTGCATTCCCCTGGATTTTCCGTCGGCTGGCATACAAGCGATACATGAAACCCGTCTGGCTTGTCATATTCAAATGAAATGCTCTTGCCCGTTAAATCTATCGTTGTCGCCTGATCCAGCAGGCGGAAGGTCGCTGTTCTTGTATCCGATTCTCCCTGCGTAATGAGCACCGGCGGGATCATCTTTTCATTTTCCCGCCAGGCATATAGGTTGATTGTCTGCTGTACCATCTCATACCCCCACCAAATAATATTTACCGTTTTCGTACTGCCAGGCGGCGCTTCTGCCATCAAAATAGAACGAATCGTAGGCAGAAATCTGATTGCTTTCTACAAGCGTTCCGCTCAATACCGTGTTGTTGTCCTGTGATCCGTCCGAGTTTGTATGCGCTATTGTGATAGTGCCGTCCGTCTCCCCTCCGCTTGCAGTGGATGTCAATTCTATCGTGATTCGATCCCCTTGCGAAAATTGGATGCTTCCGTTTGAAAACACCGCTTCCCTCTGTCCGCTTTTGCAGCGAATGATGCCGTTTTCCAAATCAAACTGCACGTCCCCATCCAAACTTTGCAGAATGCCGCTTTGAATGAGGTTTGCAGACAAAATGCCTACGGTGATCATAGAAGCGTTGATCTGTCCGTCCATCGTGATGGCAACATCTTCATATGGCCCGTTCCAGCCGTTGCTGGAATGCCCAAGGCCTCCCGCAGTAAACCGCCACACCTTTTGACAAGTCTCTATGCTGTCTGTATCGAGGATGGCCCAGCCGTTGGGATGCCCGTCTGCCCCGTTTGTCACAATATAATGGCCGCCGAGGTTTCCCGTGATGATCTCCGTCGCCGTGTTAACCGCCGCCTGCATGATCTGCCTAAATTGGCTGTTTGGCTTTTCGATCTGTGCCTGGATGCTTTTTACGGAATCCTGGATGCTTGGCGTTACGGTGGAAAGCGTGACCTCGTTGTTCTCCGGGTAGTGTGGATAGCGGGTGTATTCCGCTACCACGTGGTTGATTCGTGTACCCTTTACATCGTCGATCAGCGTCACAACGTTGAATAAAGAAAAATCCTGAAAGCTGTATAGCTCAGGATTCGTCTGCGCCAGGTCTGCCACGCTGCACGAATAGGAACGAGACGGCACCGCCAGCGCCGCCAGGTTCAGCTTGGCAGCGTCAAGCAGCGACTGCGGGTCTGTGTACCGCTCATCTTTCCAGTACACCGAAACGATCTTGTTGGAATAACGGTGGTCATCCACATACGGCTTGCCGTCATTCAGCGTTTCAAAGGTCATGCCGTCCTTGCCATAGGCGTACATCCTTGTCGCAAAATCCGTGCTTTTCCCCTTGTAGTTCAGCTCCGTTAGGTTGAGCTGCCTTGTAACGAATACGCCCATTGGCTGGTTGTTTTCCGGGATGCATAGCGTCAGCGTGCGGTTCACATTGTCAAACCGAAACTTCACCCCATAGGCGGACGCGCACGAGGTCAGCACATCGTAAGCGGTGCCTGCCTCCAATTCTATCGTCATGCGCGTGTTCAAGTGCGCGTCGTCAAGGATGCTCCAGCCGCCCGGTAGCACCTTTTGCACAGTGTTGTAAAGGGTATCGCTTCCGTTGGTAAAGCCGATGTACATATCGGATAGCCATTCATCAATATCCAGCTGGCATTTTACCTTGGCGGTCTCCTCATCTGCATCAACGGCCTTGATGATATACTTTTGCTGCTCCACCACGGGCGCTTCCTCCAGGATATAGGGGTAATTCTCGTCCGTGATGGGAATTTCAAATACAAGCTCGTCCAGCCCGCTCGACGATTCCTTGATATAGTAATCATCCACATTGACGGCGGACGCTTGGTCTCCATGATAGATTTTGAACATATTGCCTCCTTACAGATACGCCGGATAATACGCAACCGTCACAGGATCAGGCGTATCAAAGCTGTTTTCTCCCGGCACAAGCGAGGGGAAACGGAGAAATTCGCAGCGCTGTGCGCCCGGCGCGCCGTTGATAAGAACCCGCTTGTCTATGCCGTCAAAGCACAGCACATCGCCCGCCTGCACATTTTGAAACACAGCCCCGCCCAATTCGTAAGTTTCCGACGCTTGGCTCGCCTTGACCGTCAATCTGCAATCGGTATACGGCATAGAGCTTTCGCAGTACACCGTGTTGGCCGCAACTTCTATCAAAGGCCCGTGCCGCATCCCTATCAGCGTATATTCGCACTCGGCCAGCTGCGGGCCATGGAACGAAGGGTCGTCAAACGCATCCAGCACCGCCGAATAGTAAAAGCCGTCCGGCAAAAACATCTCGCACTTGCCAAGCATCAGCCTATCCATGTACGATTTGCGCAGCATGATGTCGGCATGGTCTCGCCCTGTAATGACAAAGGGCAGCGTGATTTCCCGCATGCCCAAAATCTGCGAGGTCATGGTAAAGGTGGTGCTGTTTCGTCCCAAAAGGGTCTGAGTATCCAATTCCGGCATGCCAACAGCATAGTCCGCCGTCAGCTTTGCGCCCCAGCGCTCCGGGTCAATCCCGTTAATGGTCATTACATCGCCTCCCAGCTTTGTTGTTCGCCCATGTACACCGCAGTAGCCTTAGCAATCTGCCGCCCGTTCAAATACAACGGCACCTGGATCACCATTTCCGAAGGGCCGCCCTTTGCGCCCATCTGCCCGCTCAACGCCGCTTCCATGCCCTGCAAGCCGCCCAAGGCGGTGAACGCTTGGTTTTCCTCTTTGGTCATGACGCGCTCGCCTATGTGCAAAAGCGCCGGGAAATCGTCCGCCGGCACATAGTCCATGCCAACCTTCAAGCGCGGAAGAGTCACGTTTGGAATGGCTGGAATTGAAGGCAGCCCCGTCCATGTCCAAATGCTGGAAAGGCCGGAGGTAATCCCGTTGATAACGCTGATGATTGCATTGATCACAATTTCAAAAAATCCGGGGATCAGGTTGATAACCGACTTAAACGCCGATACAACGCCGTTCCACGCCGCTTCCCAGTTCCCTGTAAACACATTTTTAATAAAGGCAATGATCCCCTCAAAAACGCCCTTTACGCTGTCTATCACGCTGGCAATGATATCAAACGCACTTTTCAGCGTGCCTGTCAGCAGCGCGGCCAGGCCGTTGATGACGGGGGTCAGCACGTCCATGATAGTGCTGATCAGGCTGCCCAAAATATCTATGATGGGCCGGATCGCCTCCACCACCGTAGCCAGCACCGGCATAATGCCCTCAAACAGGCTCATCAGCGCCGGAAGGATGGCGGATACAATGCTTGTCAGCGGCTCCAAAAGCGATTGCAACACGCCCATCAATGGGGTCAGCAGTGATTCTATCAGTTCGCCCAGCGGCTCCATCAGCTCTGCGATGAAGTCCATCATTTCTTCCAAAGGCTCCATCAAATCGCCGATCAATTCGCCCAGCACTTCCAAAACCGGGGCCAAAAGGCCGGACAGCAGTTCCAGGATGGGGGATATAACCTCCATCAGCGTCTGCAAAACAGGGATCAGCATCTGCCCCACCGGGACAAGCACATCGTCTTGCAGCTTGCGCCCCATGGATTCCAGCTGGTTTGTGATGTCGTCGTACTTGACCTCTTTTATCTGATCCATCGCCCCGGCAGCATCGTAAGCGCCGTCCTCGATGTCCCCCAGCGCTCCTACGACGGTAGGGCCCAAGTCCTCCCACATCGTTCCAAACAGGGCCACACCCGCCTGGTTTTGCGCCAGAGGGTCTTTCATATCGGCCAGCGCCTGTACGGTTTGATAAAATGCATCCCTCGCCGTATCTCCGCCGGCGGCAAACTTGGCCGCCATTTCGTCTGCATTCAGGCCTATGTCCTTAAAGCCCTGTTTTGTTGTTTCCGATCCGTCTACAACGCGAATGCTAAACTCTTTGACCGCATCCCCTATCTTGTCCAGGTTGAATGCCCCGGTGTCTGCGCCCTTCTGCATGATTTTGAACATATCATCCGCATCCAGGCCTATCTTGGCAAACTGTACGGAATATTCGCTGATGCTGTCCAAAAGCTCGCCGGAAAAATCCAGGCCGTTTTGCGCGCCTTGGGCAATCATGCTGAATGCCTCGTTGCCGTCAATGCCAAAGTGTTCCATCATGGCGCTGGCGGCCCGCACGCTTTCCTGGATGTCATAGCCAAAGGTGTCTCTAAGCGCAAAGGCCGATTCCGTAAAATCCTGCAATGCGGAAGGGTCCCAGTGATCTACCACCGGGCCGATCTGCGACCGAATCGTGGACAGCGCTTGGCTTACATCCTCAAAGCTTTCGCCGTAATTGTTGGTATAGATATCTCTCAGAACACCTTCATAGGCGTTCATCTTTTCCTCTGCAAGCCCGGTAGAGGCTTGTAGGTTGTTCATCGCCTTGTTTAGGTCGTTGGCGGCGCTTACGCCTGCGACTCCAAGCGCCGCGCCCCCGGCTCCTATGCTAAGCGCCAGGCCCTTGCCGCCCATGCCGGACAGCGCCTGTTTCAATTCGCCAGCGCTGCCCGCCACGCTACCAAGGGCGGATACGCCGTCGTTGCCCATCTCTATTAGGCTGGAGGCCAGATCGCCCGCCGCGCCTTTCACATCGCCAAGCTGGCTTTCTGCCTCGTTTGCCGCGCTTTTCACTTCCTCCAGGCCGCCTGCATCTATGCCGGAAAGCGCCTTGTCCACATCCTTAGCGGCTTTCTCCGGCTTTGCCAGGCTTTGTGCGCTGTCCCCTGCAGCCTTGGATACCTCCGCCGAGGCTTCCTGCACAGACTTTTTCACGGCGTCCCCGCCGCCCTGCGCCTTTTTCCGTATGGTCTGTTCCGCACGGTTCAGGTCTTTTTCTAAATTTCCGTCGTCCGCGCGCACCTCATAAATGACCTTGTTCCCATCTGCCATCGGCTCACCCCCTTATGCCTGCGCCATCTTCATCAGCGCTTCGGCAAACGCTTCCATGGATTCCCGTGTACGCCGCTCCCGTTCTGCCTGCGGCACCTTGAGCGCCACTTGCAGCTTGGCCCTTGATAGCGCCTGTCGGTACTCTGCGTTGTGCTTGGTCGGCTTCGGCATAGGCTGTGTGCGGATCTTGATGATCTCCATCATGCGCGTGTTTTCCGGCAATCCTTTGAATAAATACAAAAAGGCCCACCAATGGAGCCTTCCTTGCTCGGCAAACAAATCTATGCCGTATGCCTGTCGGTACGCCGCGTAGATATACGGCGCATCCTGTATAAAATCAAACGATCTTTCGTTGTGCTTTTTCTCCTGTTTGTCTGGGAACAGTATCGTTTCTGCAATGTGCTGGATCACCCGTCCCTGATACGCCATATCGCTGCTTTTCCGCTTGACCAGCACAGCATAGGCATACATGACCTTTTCTTCCTCTGTTCTACTCGCATCATCAAAGATGGACAGCACGTCCAGCACGTTGTCAAAATACGGGTTGATCTCCAGCGTTTTCCCTTCAAATTCCACGGTGTACGGCAGCGGGTCACAGAGCCGCTGCGTCATTTCTTGCGCGCCTGCCTTTTGATTTTCTTGCGCGCCTGTGTCATTTGTTCTACCTTCTGCCGCTGATACAGTTGCATGGCAGGCAGCACAGTGTACAAGATGTACGGCAGTATATCTGTCAGCATGTCGGTATACTGTCCTTCATAAAATTGGAGGATCTCCCCTGTCTCCTGTTCACCGAACACAGCGGCAAACAGCGCGATAACGGCGTTTCCATACGTTTCCAGATTGTTTGGATTTTTCTTGTCTTGCTGTATCGCCTTTTCCGCCTCGATCAACGCCATTTGTGCCTTACGAATCAGCGGCGCACTTCGTTCAAAATGAACGCTCACCGAAACGGTCAGCTGCTTGTCTCCATCCTCCAGCTCCAAAGTATCCACGAATGGTCTTGTGCGTTTTATCTTCATGCTTTCCTCCAAAAAAATGCGGAAGGGGGAAAAGCCCCCTTCCGTTTACGCTGTTTTTGCTACCACGGTCGCTTCGCCGCTCGCCGTTACAATGAATGTAGATAGGTTTACCTGCGCCACCGTCACCTTTTTCCCGCTATCAATGGTATAGTCCTGTCCATTGGTAAAATCGTTCCAGCCCGTGGTATCCAGCGCCTGGCCTACCGTAGCCTCCGGTGCCTCTGCCCCGTATTTATACACATATTTGTTGCCTACCGCCGGCACGGGCGGCGTCACGGTCAGCAGCGTATCACCCGTCGCCGTGCCCGCTGCGGATTCTACGGCCAGTGTAGATGTCGGCGTGATCGTGGAAAGCACAGGCTTTCCATTGATGCGGATTTCAAAGGAAGCCGCGCTTCCGTCCGTGGTAGCGCCGCCCAAATCCGTTACGTTTGCTATCGTTACATCGGCGGTAAACTGGTTGATCAGGTTATTCGCCGCCGGGACGGACACGCGGATTTGCGTGTCGCGCTCCGCCATCAAGCCAAACTTGCGCGATGGATTGAAAATCCATTCCTGCGCCGGGTCGCCTACGATTTTGCGCCCGGTACAGGTGTAGGCGGGCGCTTGGCCTGTAACATAGTTGCTGGCAAAGCCTTTGTTGCTCATAAAGAAATACTGCTGAATGGTTTCGTTCAGCGCTTCTGTCAGGTTGTCAATGCCATTGCCGAACACCGCCCAGGTCGGCGCTTGTGCCGTGGGTGTGATGTTCAGTTCGATTTGGATGGCATGCGTGACAAGCATGTAATCTGCCATATTCATTCCCCTCTATCATAAAATTTGACTCTAAGCGCAGAGCCATAGAGCCATTGGTCGTTTTCCTCCCGCCCCACATACTGCGGGGCCGTGGAGGTGCTAATGTCCAAAATCTGAAAATTTTCAGCTTGCGGATACCATCTCCGCCGGCATAGGTTTCTGTGAATCTCTCCCAGCTGGTTTGATACCGTTTGCTGATCCGTGTGCTTTCCGTTGAAAAGAAGGGGCATTTCCACCAGCGTGTTTTTATCAAGGTATATCTCGTTCGGCGCGCCGCTGCCCCAGGCCATGCAAAGCCCGTTGTCAGGCGGCAGCGGGCCGATGATGATGCTTGCATACGGCGTTGCTTCCTCCACCATAGCGATGACCGACAGCAGCACATCGTCGTATACGCTCATGCTTTCATCCCCTTTTCAAAGGCTTTCTGCGCCACGGTATCCAGTTCGCGCTTGTAGGTGTTTACGCCCTTTTCCACCCAGCGGAGAGAGGCTTGCGGGTTTTTATCCTTAGAGGGCGTGCCCTCTTCATATACCCTCTTGGCATATACGGTATCCCAGATCGCAAGGCCGTCCTTGGGCCTGCTGGCGATCAGGGCGCTTTCCATCAGCGTGCCTTGATCCTCACGCACAAACACATTGCCGTAAGAAATTACGGCCTCTGTCACAGCTTCCACCATGCTCTGTTTTCCCTTTTCCACCTTGGCGCGGACGCCTCCCATGTTTCGTATGATCTTGACCGCCATTACACCAGCCCCAATTCCACATGATGTGTGCGTGTGGCCGGTACGTCCGGCACGATGTCCACTGTGATGACTTCATACGAGCCGCATTTTTGCCCGGCAGCGTTGTATACCTCGCAGCGCATTGGCCGCCCCGCCTTTTCAGACTGCGCAATGAGCGCCTCATAATCCAGCTGCGGCAGAGATACTGTGCCGTCTATAAACAGCACCGAGCGCAGAACGACCTCCGTATTGTCCTTGGTCTTTTTCACTTCGTTGGTGGTTTGCAAATGTACGCCGTTTACCTCGTATGTCTCCCAAGACGCTTTTTGCCAAGCATCCAGGCCCATGCAGACCTTTAGCTGCATTTTGTCCTTCAAAAGAATCCCGGGAATTGGTCTGAGCATACCGCCACCCTCCTTTCCAGCAAGGGGGTTTGCTCTAACAAAAGCACGGCAAGCGGGCTTATCATCCTGGAGGCTGCCGTAGCGTTGCTGTCGGCTGCGCGCCCACCGCCGGAAACAGAGACCTTTCCCACCGTGAATGCTTGGCCCGTCTCCCCTGTCAGCACGGTTTCCATGCCCTGCTGGGTAAAATACAATACCTGAGCCGCCGTTGCCTTTTGTACCAGCGTCTGCACAAAGGCAGGCAGGGCGGAGAGGCCCCCGCCCTGTATGATCCTGTATTGCGTGATGCTGTCGATCAAATCGCTGGCTTGTCCGGCGTACATAGGAAACGCGTCCTCTGGTATGGGAGGCGTCCCGTACAGCTCTGTATACTGCTCATAGGTGATGTACGCCATTGATTCTTCCCTCTTTACGCCCCGACTACAGCCGCCGCAGAGCCGCCAGCTACCGCCGTATTCCCCTTGGTGGTGTTGACAAGCGCCACGGTGATGGTCTGGCCGCTGGCCGTGGTGATTGCATCCCCGTTTTGCACCGCCGTCCAGCCGGAGGTGCAGGCTTCCCCGTAATCGGGCAGGTCTGCCGACGCGCCGGATTTTGCCACATAGCCCATGCCATACGGCGCGGGCATCAGGCCGTTGATGATGGTGTGCGTTGCATCTGCCCCTGCGCTCGTGGTAAAGGAAACTGTGCCGAGTTCAGGCGCGCTTGCGATGTTGGCAAAAATGCCGGGCAAACGCTGGTTGAGGGCAAACACATCGTAATAGTAGCGCTCATAATACAGCCATTTGCCCTTGGTGGCCGCCGTGGGCGCGCTCATCATCGAAGTGTCGTATACCACCGGCGCTACCAGGGACAGCGGGTTTACAAGCAGCATGTTAATCTGCTTGGCTCCGGCTTTCGGTGCCCAGCCCTGCGTAAAGTCATACGCTGTCATCATGATGTCTGCTGGCACCTCCTTGATTAGTACGCCGTCCAGCTTGCCGACATTGCGGTCTACGTTGCGGATGCCGGTATCTGCCTGAATAAATCGGGTGATGCCCGCCGCTTCCTTCAAAAGCTTGTATGCATCCGGCGTCATGTAGGCCGTCAGCTGGTCTCGGTTGACGCGCTGGTTCACCATATACGCCAAATACCCATCCCAGGTGGATAGGATATTGTCTGCGCTGAGCGTGGCGCTGTCCACGCTGCCAAAGGAGGTCGCAGCGCTTGCCACGGCCTGGGCCGCATAGGCGTCCATTTCCGGCACCTTTTGAAACTGGTTGAAGGTTTCCGTGATGTTTGCAATGGTCGCCACCATGTTGGTCTCCTGGATGTCCATGGGGTCTACAAGGGTATCCCATTCTCTGTCCATGCGCATGGTAAGCGGCTGAAACTCATTGTTCCAGTTGCGGGTGAATACGCCGTCGATCCTGTCTCTGTCCACGGCGCGTGCCCCACTGGTAGACATACTCGGCACCATGATGGTCTTGCCGTTTACGGGCTTATATTTCGTACTGTTCGGCCCGTTCCAGATTTCGTTGAAATAGGACAAATACGGGTAAGCGTTCGCCAGCTCTTTTGCGTACTCTACAGCGTAGTTGACCGGTTCTTGTGTAAAAGCCATGTGTTATTCTCCTTTCGGCCTGCCAAATCCCCAATAATCGCCAAAGCTGGGGCTTTTCTTGCCCTGCGGCATAGAGCCTTCCACCTTTGCACCAAATTGCGGGGTCTTGGCCGGCTGTTCTGTTTGTTTGGGTGTGAAATATTCTTCATACTGTTCCGCGATGTGTTCCAGCTGTTCAGGGATGGGCTTTGCCTGCTCCCCGCGTTCCAGCATTTTGTATACCGCCTCGCGGAATTTGGGTTTTACCGAGGAAAACTCATCTCCGCTTAAAGCCCGGAGCATATCGCGCTCCGCCGCCACGGTTTTGTATGCCTCGGTTTGGGTCACATCGTCGGGCACGTTTTTCTTTGCGTCCTCCAATGCATGGTTGATTTGTTCCTGTACTTCGGATTTCGGTAGATAGTTAGCAGCCAAGGCCCTGTTGCTTTCCGTCATCAGGTACTCGATCTGCTCATCCGTCAGCCCTTTTTCCTTAAGTACAGTCCGTTTGAATAATGCCATTTTCCGTCCTTTCTTTTCCGCCCTCAGACGCGGGGCGCTGCGTTCTTTTCCGCCGTTACGCTGGGCGAATTGGCAATAAAAAAAACGCCTATAGGCGTTTTGCTTATTCTGTTTTTATTCGTCGTCCATCTCGCCGTCCTGTATGCCGGACGGGAACTGTGCTATCGCCGCTTGCAGCATCGCTTTGAGCGACGCTTCTAGCGGCCTTATAATGTTCTCCTCCTGGTTGTCCATCATCGTGTGTACAATGGCCTGCGCGCCTTCCAGCGTGCGGCACATTTTTTGGCAGTCAATCACTGCTTTTTTCCTCCTTCTCCGTCTTTTTCTTTCTGGATGCTGCCTTTTTCCTCGGCGCTTGCTGCGGGGCCAGGTAGGCCCTATATGCTTCTGTGGTCATGGATACGCCGCACTTTGTGCAGTGTACTCCGTCCGCCTTCCCGATAAAAGCGTGTTTGCATGGTTCTTTCATGGTTTCCCTCCTAAAAATCGGTATTAAAAAACCACCCCCATACGGGTGGTTTTATTTCGTTGCTTCAACCGCCTTGATCTGCAATACTTGTCAGAATATCGGCGACAAGCTCTCCCTCCGCTTCATACGCCACAGTGCCGTGATGATCTTCCAGCGCCTCTACAAGCTCTAGAATTTCATCTCCCGTTAAATCCTCCAGCGGGTCAAAGGGAATCGGCAGATTCCGTATTAGCTGCAATTCGTTTTCTTTAAACTTAAACTTCATCGTCTTTCCCCCTTGCCAATTTTTTTGCTTTCTCGCTGGACGTCTTCCAGCACGATGTGACCCTGCCGTTTAGCGGATTGACGCAAGCAGTGGCCTTTGCCCCGATGTATTGCTTGCTCGGCCTGTTCTTTTCGTCAAACTTTACATTGCGCACAGAAAGCGGCGCTGTTAACGCATCCACGATGTTCTTTGCGGAAACGTTTCGCGCTTTGGCCTGTCCGTAGGTATGCGCGCTCACGCTCACGGCAACGCCATCCACCGTTTTTATTCCGTTTATGGCGCTGTTAAACCGCTGCACCTGCTTGGCATTCCTTGCTATATCCCTATTATACCCGAAAACCTGGGTTCTGTCTGGTCTTTTGGTTCTCCCCGTCGCCTTGCAAAAGACATTGTATTTTCTCTGTTCTTCCTTGATTTTGGCAGACAACGCCGCAAACCCTTCCGCATCGCCCGCCGCCTCCAGCATGGCGGCCCGCTGCTTTGCGTATCTGATGTTGCGTTCCAAGGCCCGTTGCTGCTGAGACCGCGCGTAAGTCTTGTCGTTTTGCTCTTTATTCTGCTTGGTCCTTGTACGCGGGATCGTCACCCCAGGGATGACCGGGATCGGATGGTGTCCACAGTTGATTCCAAATAATCCCGCCGGTTTCCCATAGCTTGTAGAGGAAATAGGCGCATACCTGTGGCGTTTCCCTTCGCCATCCGTAAATGTTCCGTCGCTATTGTTCCAGGTAAAAAAGCGGCCTTGGTACGGATAGCATAAGGGCCGCGCGCCGCTGTGCCTGGATACCTGGAAAATCTCCGCCCCGTAATCCTCCTGCCGGATTTTTACCGATTCTATGGCGGTATTGTGTACCGTAGTGCGCACCGTCATGTTGACGTAGGCTTCCGGCGTCCATTGCCGCCCTGCCTTGTCGTAAAAGCCTGTAATGCCCTCCTTGTGGATTTGCCCCAGCGCTTCCCGCAAAGCCTGTGTGCGCGTTGCTGTGCTGGTTGCAACCCTGGCCGCCTGTGTATCCAGGGTTTGCTGCACCGCGCGTATCTGCCGTTCGATGTGCGCCGTATTCGCCACTGCCTTCCGATACTGTTCGAGGGTGCTTTGCAGCATATTGGTATTGACCAGGTTTGTTTTGTCAACCGCCTGCGCTTCCAACGCCCGCAAGGCCTGCGCTACGCTTTCGCTCGCTAAGACCCCCTGGGAGGGCGGCGCGGATACCGTTCCCTTTTTTGCCCCCTCCCTAAGCGCTTTTTCCACATCCTCCGTTGCCCATAGTGCCACGCTTTCTATCGCATTTTCTATTTCCTCCGGCGCAAGGCCGGTAAGGTTCGCGATGATCTCAATGCTCTCCTGTGTCAGCTGCCCAAGCTCGGACAGCTTTTGCAGCTCCCACTGCTCTGTGGAAAGCGCGCCTCCGCCCTTTAGGTGCTTGGCTAGGTTTACCAGCAGCGCATCTACCACGTTGCTGTATATCTGCTCTACCGGCTCGGACAGCATTAGGATCTGCTGCGGAGTGATCTGTGCCATCAGCTTTCATCCTCCGCCTCGCTTTCCCGTTCCTCCTGCGCTTCCGGCTCCGCGTTCGGGTCCATGCCCTCCTGTGCGCCCGCCTGTGCAAAATCAAATACATCTGCGGATATGCCGCTTTCCTGTTTGATTTTCTCCAACTCCTGCGCCGCTTCTTCCTCGGTATATCCCAGCTTTTCCATCAAAAAGCGCTTTTTGCTCATTAGGCCGTTGTTCGCCAGCAAAATGCCCTCGTTGATGTTTGTCTGCCGATCCTGCAAAATGGAATCGTCAAACACCACCTTGGTTTCCCAGCCAAGCGCAGAAAGGGTTCGGATACTCGTTCCGTTCCATTGCACATCGTACAGGCTTGCCACCTGTATAATCGCGTCCACCACCCTGTCTATGGCTGCCTTTATCTGTAGTTGGTTGCTTTTGATGGTCTTGTATGTCTTGCTGTTTTCGCTGATAACCTCCGTGGCGGTCTTTAGGCCCTGCGCCCTGTCAAAGGTAAAGGTTCCGGCGGAAAAGCCCACCTGCAAACAAAGGATGGAAAGCAGCGCGTTGATGGCCTGTTCATGCTCGCCCACCCGCAGAGAAACGGTGTTATCCTGTATTTTCAGCGCGTCTGTATCGTCGGATTTCAGCGCCACATACGCTTCATCCGTCGCGTCGAAAAAGCGCCGAGATTCCTTTGTTACGGGGTCTTGTACCGTGCGCAGGCATTGAGCTGGGACGATGATGCGCTTTCTCCCTAAGCGGAATTCCTGCACAAAGCTGTCATAGCAAATGTCCAGTGCCTTGAGCGTGCTCAGCGCGTTGGCGTAAATGGATACGCCCAGCGGGGAATCGTCGTCCAGGTTGTTGGCAATCGCCGGTCTGTAATAGGCAAACAGCGAGGTGGAAAGCCCTTGCAGCGGCGTTTGCTCATCCAAAAAAGGATACACGGCGCTCAGCGGATAGCGAAAGCCAAGAATATCCTGCGGCTCTTTGGCGCTGTTTTGCTTGTATTCCGATCGGTACGCTTCGTTGCTGATCCAGTAGGTAAGCCCGTCCCATTTATGCCATTCCAGCCGGGTATAATAATAGCCGTCCTTGGCCTGCCTGCTGATGAATACGCCATCCGTCACCTGCGTATTGTCCCAGGCCGTAGGCACAAACTGATCCGCCATACAAAAGCCCAGCCGTATATTGCCGCTGTTCGGGATCACGTTGCCATCTCCGTCCCGCTTTTCCTCATACCATACCTTGATCGCGCCTCCGCCCAGCGCCAGCACCTGTTCGATGTGCTCCTGCATCTTTATCCAAAAGCCGTTTTTCATCAGCACATCATGCACAAATTCATCCAGCAGCTGGTCTTTGCCGGTCTCCTGGGATACGCTGATCTCGCACTGCTCGTTCCAAATCAGCCCTGCCAATTCCGCGCAGATCGCTTTGGCCGTATCCATTCGCTCCAAGTCCCGTTCGTGAAGCGCATCCTTGACCGTCGGCGCGCTGATCCTGTGCCACGGCTTGTAATATCCCCTGTATAGGTATTTCCATATGAATATGCCAAAGTAATAGAACTGATTGAACGCCGGCACGCCACCCACTTCAAAGATGTCCTTAAACTCCTTGGCCATACCCGTCTTTGTCTTTGCCAGCTCCATCCAGCTCTTCACCCTTTCTTTTACTCTTTCAAACAAAGGCCCCTCACACCGCCTTACAATACATAGTTTTTATAGAAATAATTGTGCGCATAGCGGAACTCGTCCATGGCATGGTTGTACATGTCCACCGGGTGCCCGTGCGCGTCCACACAATACATGCCGATCTCCCGCAAAAAGTCCTCGTGCCCAAACCGATTGTTTTCCACGCAAAAAAAGCGCCCGTCTGCAAGGCTGCTTTGCGCGTATTCTATGCCCACTTCAATTCCTTTTCGGTTTCCCTTTATGTCCTTGCCGTTGTTGTCCGCCTTATCGGTATACAGGCCCAGCATGTCCAGCTCTGCGCGAAGCGCTTTGCAGGCGGGGTCTATCTTGATACAGGATTCCTGCATGCCGGTTTTTTGCCTGCAATCCGGGAAAAAGCTGCCCGCAATCTCCCGCGCTTGTAGGCTCATCGCCTTTACTGTGCCGGTATCCGCCCCTGAATAATACCAGCCCGCCACGCGGTACAGCTTAAAAAAATCCTGCCCGGCCCGCTCTTGCACCGTCACCATATAGCACCCGATGCTGGTGGCGTCTGTTAATCCGCCGTCGCCCGCAAAGAACATCTCCAGCTTTCTTTCGTTAGCCGGAATCGACGGTACAATGTGCTTGTTGTGGTCAAACATAGCATAGATCACGCCCTGCGGCATACACCGCTCGCCGTACCAGTCACGCCTGAGCAAATACGGGTTCTTGCTAAGCGTCTGATACAGCTCATGCTTGCGTTGCTCTGTGATGATGGGGTTATCGTCTACCGTCCAATGCGTCCAGTATGTATCCTGTACCTCAAACACATCTTTGATAACCGGGTGATGGGGAGCAGGCGGGTTTAAGTCTGCCAGATGCCATCTTGTTTGGGCTGCATAGGTACGCCGAAAGCATTCCTGGATCATATTGATATGCAAAATATCTATTTCGCAAAAATACACCCCGCCCAGCGAAAGGCCGCGTATGCTTTTGTCGCTGTCTGCCTTGGCCCCGCCCTTGTAATATATCTTTTTTGTTCCCGTTGCCGTTACAGCTTCCAGGTGGTCTCCGTGGTCGTCATGCTTGATCTGCGCTGCGCCTCCGAACAGATGCAAAAGGCCGTTGCCGTCACCATCCATGACAAGGCGGAACGCTTGCTGCTGCGTCGATGCCACTACCAAAAAATTTGTATCGGCGCTCGTGTTCAGAAAACAAAAAAAGCGCAGGATACACGCTGTTGTTTTGCCGCTTCTCGGCGTACCCTCCGCTACGTCCAGCGCGTGGCGAAATGGCCGCAAGACAAATTGTTTCTGTTTTTCGGATAACATCAATGCTTCTCCTTCATGGCCTCGGCTATATCCTTGAGCAGCGGATGTACCTCCTGCTGAGTGCGCAAGGTCATGAATTTATCCGTCACAACCCCGAACGCCGTGGCAATCTGGCTAATGGTGGATTTCCCTATGATCTCGTCATTGCTCATCGCCTTTAGCAGCTTATCCAGCACATCGCACGCCGTGTCCTTCCGCGCGTCCATCCACGCCAGCACGTCCCGCATGTTCTCTGCCTTTTTTTGTTCGCACTTTTTCATGGTATCCGGGTCGCTTTCCACCACCTGCTTTATCGTCGTCCACGACCGCTTATGCTTTTTCGCTACAGCGTTGCAGCTCCCCATTTCTGCATAATCCGCGATGATCTTCTTTTTCTCCCTATCC